AACTGATGCACAGTTAACAGGTAAGTGGCAATTACAAAGTGGTAGCCAGGTAGAGTTCCCAACAGGTACTACATTGGTTACTAGAACACTTTCTTCAGGTGGAACAACTACTGAAGCTACTATTATTGGTAGCTGGTTGCTAGACACTGGCAGTAAGTTACAAGCTACCTATGCTGACTTGGCAGAAAACTATGAAGGCGATCAAGAGTACGAACCAGGTACAGTATTAGTATTTGGCGGTGACAAAGAAGTTACAACTACAAACACTATGAACGATACACGTTTAGCAGGTGTTGTAACAACTAATCCTGCGTATGTAATGAACGCCGGTTGCCCAGGTATTAAAGTATGTCTAGCACTAGCAGGACGTGTACCAGTTAAAGTTGTTGGTCGTGTTAAGAAAGGTGACATGCTAACTACTGGATCAACTCCAGGCTATGCAGTTAAAGCTAATACTCCTACACTAGGTGCTATTATTGGTAAGGCATTGGAAGACAAAGACTACGGTGAAGCCGGAGTTATTGAAGTAGCTGTAGGGAGAATGTAATGGCTAGACTAAGTTTAAAAACAAAAACCGTAACTAATGATTTAGTTGTAAACATTGGTACAAGTGTTAACGATAAGACCGGAGATCCATTACGCACAGCGTTTGGTAAACTCAAGGACAGCATTAACCAAGCTGAAGCTAACTTTATTGAGTTATATTCAGCTGTCGGTGCTGACGTTGCTATACCTACACAAACTAACAACGAAGGCAAGTTCCTCACTACTAACGGTACTACATTGAGTTGGGCTACTGTTAGTAGCGGAACAACATTACCAGCCAGTACATCGGGTTACTTAAAAAAGCGGTACACTAACATGGGAGGCTATCACAATCCCAACAACATTAGGTGACTTAGGAATTACTGCCGGAGCTAACGGACAATTTTTACAAACTGACGGCGCTGGTTCATACACCTGGGCAGACATTAATATTACAGGAGCAGTTGTAGTAGCAGTTCCGTTGCACAGTTACGGCGTTGCTGGTGACACTGCTGGTATGATTGCATTTGATATGGGGTACTTTTATTGGTGTTTTCAGAACTATGTTGATGATTCTACTGATTGCTGGAAGCGTGTTAATGCATTCGCAGGAAGCTGGTAAATACATAAAAGAGAGCGACAACTATGGCAATACAAACTATTGAAATCGGCGGATACGCAAATGACGGCACAGGTGACGATCTACGCACCGCGTTTGAAAAAGTTAACAGTAACTTTGCTGAATTAAACGGTACTATTGCTATTCAAACAGCAACTACTTTAGGATCACCTACAGGTAATGAAGCCGGAGTATTTGCACAAAAGAACGGCGCAACATTAGAATTTAAAAAGCTAACTAGCACTGATGGTAGCGTAGTGCTTACTTCATCTAGCACCGCAGTTAATCTACACGTTGTTACTGATTTGTCTACAGATTTAACACCGCAATTAGGTGGCAACTTAGATCTTAACGATCATCAAATATTAGGAGTAGGAAACATTGGCCTTATTGGCACTCCTGCTAATAATACTACTACATTTAACGGCTACAAGATGCCTGAGATTGCATCTTTACTGGGCATGTTATTTTATTCAAACATTGTTAACTTAGACTTTGGTACTGTTGTAGAACCAACTGGTTGGACTGGTACGCAAGGGCAAGATAGCTTTAACATCGACATGGGTTATGTGGCTGGCAACATTGGACATGCTGGGCCGAGCGCACTTACACTAGACTTCGGAAACGCATAATAGTATGACTATTTGGAATCAATCATCAGGATATTCCATAGGTACGTTTGAAGAACGAGTTGCACTTGTTAATACAACGTTACCTGTTGTTAATCCGGCAGACACTACTATTACCTATACGTTAATCAGTGGTAGCCTTCCCGCAGGTATTCGTCTTAACGGAGCGTACTTAGTCGGTACCCCATTTGATGTGCCAAGACCTACAGAGTCATCATTTGTTATTAGAGCACGTCAAGGCACAGCATTTGCCGACCGTACTCTTAAAATTACAGTACGAGGCGCTGACGCACCAGAGTTTTTAACAACTGAAGGTAGTCTTGCTGTAGGTACTAGTAATCAGTATTATACTCTTGATAGTAGTTTTATTGATTACCAGCTTGAAGCAATTGACTTAGACTTAGCAACTGGCCAAAAATTAACATATTTTATTGAACCAGGTAATGGTGTATTACCGCATGGCCTTACCTTGACACAATCAGGACGTATACTTGGTTTTGTACAACCTACTATCAGTATTAAACCTGAAGACGGCGACGGCAGCTTTGACAACAGCTTCTATGACGTAGTTGCCTACGACTTCGCTGTTAGACCAACTAACGGTTACGACAGTTACATATACGATACCAAAGTTTTTGACTACGGAATTCCAGCATACCGCCCCAAAAAATTAAACCGTAACTATGAGTTTGTTGTAACAGTAACTGACGGAGACAGTGTAGTTAGACGTAAGTTTGCTATATTTGTTGTTGGCGATGATTACTTCCGTGCTGACAATACTTTCTGGTTAGACGGTACTGGCTTGTTTACTGCTGATGCAACATACTTACGAGCACCAGTATGGTTAACACCTGAGAACTTAGGTACGTTCCGTGCTAATAACTATGTCACATTGATCATTGACACTTATGATACTACTGACTTAACTTATGGTCTAGTAGATGCAACAGAAGCTTGGACTCATAGCAAGAGTTATGCCGTAAATGATTTGATTACTATTACAGTAACCGGCGAAGGTGATCCTGTAGTTTATTCATATATTTGTATTGAAGCACACACATCAACTTTTGATTTTGACAATACTAAATGGGCTGACTACGGTTTGCCTCCAGGTATGCGATTTAACCAGAACACCGGTGAAGTGTTTGGATCAGTTCCATATCAACCTGCAATTAGCAAAATTTATAGATTCACAGTGTCTGCAACGCGATACGGTACTAACGAAGATACTGCTATTTCTTACAGAACATTTTACCTAAATCTAATTGGTGAAATCGACAGCAATATTACTTGGGTGTCAGACTCTGACTTAGGTACTATTAATGCTAACTTTATTTCAACTATTAAATTAGAAGCTACTAGCACAGCACCATCTGCCACATTAATTTATACAGTTACTAGTGGCACACTTCCTCCAGGCTTAACTTTAGACCTAGACGGAGAGCTAGTTGGTAAAGTTCGTCAGTATGGAAATACTGACACTGGTGTTAGAGGTATTACCTTGATTGACGGTCTTGAATTTAAACTTGACGGTGGCAAAACAATATTTGACAAAGTGTTTACGTTTACAGTTAAAGCAAAAGACCAGTACGGTTATAGTGCTAGCGAGAAGACTTTCTTTATTAAAATTGATACTCCCGATAACCTAGTATACAGTAACATTAGAACTAAGCCTTTCTTAAAGATTTCACAACGAAATGCATGGAAAGACTTTATTAACAACACTAGTATCTTTACTCCTACAAGCATTTACAGACCTAATGATCCTAGCTTTGGATTACAAACTGAATTGTCAATGCTAGTGTATGCAGGTATCGAAACTAAAGCGGCTGCAAGTTACGTGGGCGCAATGGGATTGAACCACAAGAAGAAACGCTTCCACTTTGGTAGCGTTAACAAGGCTATTGCCTATACTCCAGGTACTAATACCGCAGTTTACGAAGTTGTATACGTTACTATGATTGATCCGCTTGAAGCAAACGGCCTTTCTTTACCTAGTACTATAAGAACAAATGCTGTTAACCCAGCAACTGTAACAGTTGACGCTAGTAACTCAATCTGGGCTGCTGGTTATCAACCGTTTGGAGATGCTGAAAAAGATGCGTTCCTAGAAAGAAACGCACTAGACGCATATCGTGTTGAACAAATTACAGTTGATAGTACAGGATATAAAGCATCTAACCCAAATGTTAGTGAGTACTACCCATCAGCAATTGGAGAAAGAACTTAGCAGATGTAGGCGCAACTGAGCGTAACTACTTACCGCTATGGATGCGCTCATATCAGCCAGGCAGTAAAGAAGAGTTAGGATTTACACTAGCTGTACCGCTT